AAATTAGCATATACCGTACTATCATATTCATTTACAATTGGCGGTCCATCTGCAGGATTAGTTTCATCAACACTTGTATTTATTAATAGGTCAACGTTATCTCCGTTCCACCAATCTATAATATTATCATAGTTTTGTGAAGCAGTTAAGTCTAATTCTAAAATATATCTTCTTCTTTCACAATTTGAACCACCTCTACCACGTCTATTCCATTTAATGAATATGCTTATTCTACTACCAACAGGAATATCAATATCAATAAAATTACCCGGATTTGAACTATCTTCTATACTAAACGCTTCATTATAAAATATTCTTGCAAAATCTGACTGTGCAGGACTTACAGGCACAGGTTGAGTGTTGGCGCATATAGTTTCTTCACCCGGTGCAATTATCTGATTAGCTTCATTATTTACATTGAAGTTAGCTTTCATCTTCATATATGTACCTGCAGGAACAGTTATCTCGTTTCCTAACTCATCAACTAAATCTTCAATAAAGTTTTCTTCTTGCGCTGCTTTTTCTAATACAGTTGCATACAAACATCTGTCAACAGGTCCACTTGCATCTTTTTTAACTTTTAACCTATCTCCTTCTTCTACTTTTTGTGCGTTCTCACCTTCAAGTAAAAAATATTGATAGTTGGTTAGAGGGTTTGTAAAAAATACCCTAGTAAACACGGTAAAGAAACCTGCTTTACTTGGTTTTATACAAAACTTAAAACGAGTAGCCCAATAGGGAGGTCGTTGAGTAGCGGGTATTGTTACTTTTAACTTGTTTTGATTATCAGAAAACTCACACGGAATATGAACAGTGTTATTAGGACTTACTAAAGCCGTACTTGCTCTGTTGTATTCATCCATATATATTATACCTACTTCATAATCTCTATCACTGTGCAAACTTTGAGTATTTCCAATTTCTTGATATACTGCTTCAGCAGTAACAATATTAAAGTATTCAACTACTCTATTAATAGGAGCAGCTACATCGTCCACTCTTTCCATTGCTAAAAATTCTAAACCTATTTCACTACTACCCGGTGATGTTACTATTTGAATTGCTTGACCATAAGCAGATATACCACTTTGGAACTTAGTCCAACTAGGTGTAAGTGACGCATCAAGAACATCAGGTACTGCACAATTAAATCTATCAGTTAATGTGACACCTTCACACGAAGTGGGATTAGCAGGGTTAGCATCATATACCGGTAGTATTTCTGCAGGAACGCCAATTGCTTCTTGAAAGTTTTGGTTAGTTGCTAAATCAAAAACTGTAGGAAAGTCTTGAGGTAGTGTATATTGAAATTCAACGGTAAAATTAGCAGATGTTTCTACAGGGTTTGGTGGGCCACCGCTAAAAGTGTCGTGTTCAAATGTTACGGAAAAACTTAGAAGAGCCCCTGCAGTTAAATCAGCATTAGCTAAATTAAAAATCACTTGCCCTTCGTTAACAGTAATAGGAACATCTACAGTATAATCTACACTATCAGTACGGTCAGTTATTTCAGTTAAACCTATTTCTTGAGTAACTAATTCATTTATATATTCAAACCTTATAGGTGTGCCATTAATATCAATTAAATCATATCCATCTACATAATTACCATACATTAACCTATTACCCATTAAGGTTTGAGCTTGAGCTAAACGAGGTACGTTGTCATATAATCTCAGTAACTCTGATTCAGGTAATACGGTAAATATTTTAGCATTTCTAAAAACATATTCATATTCTTGATTGTCAGCTAATCCTAGATTGCCTTTATCTAAAAACTCAATTACTTTAATTACATTACTTACACTTTCTTTAAATAATAAATCAATTCCAATTACTAATGAACTACCTGAATTGTAAGTGATAGTAGCTGTATTGAATCTATTTATAGCTCCTTCATTTACTTTAGAGTTCGGACTAAAATCAAAGCTTTCTGTTTGAAAAGCCACCTCAGTAAATTGAGATACTGCAGAATATTCGTTGTCTCTATATTTATATCTATATGCAAATGAAATAAATCTATCTTCTAAATAATTTTCTTCTCCCGGTGCAAGAGACAATTCTAATCCCGGGCAAGCCACCGGAGGTCTTTTAATTACTAAAATGTTTTCTTGTAATAATAAAGCTCCTTCGGGTTCTCCTGTACCACCATCTATATTTGGGTCAACTGCACTAAGAGCTACAGGGTCAGGGTAATTTCTATTAACATTTATTTTTCTTGGCGGATTAAAATCGTCTGTCCAAAATAAAAGACCATCTATAATATCCACACCGGTTATTAAATAGGTTGGGTTAAAGTTTAAAGTAGTTCCATTATCCGGATTTCCATCAATACTTACACTTATAACGTGATAAGTAATAGAGCTTGTGTTGGTGTTAAAAGACACTACTAAATCTAATATACCTGTAGGTGTTTCACCCGGACCATCGGCAGGAGTTTTAAATGTTGGGTCGTGAACAAACCAATACAACTCTTCATTTGCTCCATCTTCTAATGCGCCTATAGCAAGAGCATTTTCTGATAGAGTTTGACCGCCATATGATAAAGAAGTTAATGGTAAATTACCACGAGAATTTTCTACCGCTCCTATTTCAGATATTTCTGTAGAACCAAGCCTTACGTTTTCTGCGTGAATATATTCTCCGTTGGGAACTAAACGTTCATCCACGGATTTATTCATACGCCCCTTAATATAATTTCTTTGAAAATCTGCCATATTATTTTATCCACTTATCCCTACCTCTTAAATTCATTAAGAGTCTTCCGGGATGTATATTGCTTAATCTTATTTTTGCATTACGTAATAAAGCTGATTTTGCTTTCCTTGCTCTATTGACTACATATTCTTGTACTCCTAACTTTGAATTTAATATAGCGTAAGTGATATAGGCATATACATATTCTTCAAATAGTTTGTTTACTGTGATTAAAGAGTTGTCTCCATTTTCCATACCATCAGAAACATATTCTAGAATGCAGCTATTGTTAGCCATAGTAGAATCAAAGTTGATTACACCTGCTTTATTGTCAATTCTAAATGTAGGATTTGCGTTTGCAGTTTCAGTGTTTAATCCAAACCTTGCGCCTACCTCATATGTGAAATACCAATACCCACCATATTCATATCCTTCTAATCCATAAAACGGGCTAAGTCTGTTTAAATATATGCTTGGTTGTTGACCTGTGATTCTGTCGAAATCTAAATCTGAATATTCAGGCGACAAAGCATTACCGTCTTGGTCAAATAAAATTCTACAGTCTTGAGCTTGAAGGTAAGCCTTAGATGAATTGACCTGTATGTTTTCTACCATTGGTCTAATTACACCGTCTTGGTAATAAGATATTCTAACCCAATTGACATAATCAGAAGGTAAAACAAATCTTAAGTTTTCACAAACTGTTAATTGTAAAACTTTAATTTCTTTAAATGCGTCATAGTTTAATTCTTGTATTGCCCTTTTTGCGTGAAACAATATTTTATATCTCTCTTCATTATTAACTAAAGAATGGTTTCCTGAATACATTAACAGGTAATTTGTAACTACTTCATCTAAGGTCACATACTGATACGACCCCCAATTTTCATTTTCAGGAGCATTCCCGCTATTCTCGTAATAATCATATTGACTTATATATGGCATAATTATAATTTTTCTTGTTGCTCTTCAGTACCTTCTTGTGCGCTTGCATATTGTACCACTGAAGATTCTCTAATAGAGACACCTGCGTATTGTAATATTTTCATTATCAAATCATTTGTATCATCTTCAAATAACTCAAAGTCTTGATAATCAGGTTGTGATTGGTCAAACACCGGCTCACCTTGTGTTCCCAAATCAACGTAAGTCCATCTCGGAGGTCTAGGGTATCTTATATATTGACAAACCACATCACCCGGTTGATTAAATGTAGCGGGAAAAACGGTCATATTTTCTCCTTCACTTGTGTAGGCGGGGTATAGGTTGGAGGGTGCAGTCAACAAAGATTGGTTCAGTAAAGTAATTTTACTATGACTTACTCTTTCTGCTTCTCTAGAATCAGTTCCAATTAATACTTTATTTATTAAATAGTAATCACTTCCCGTAGTAACTTGTGAGGGCATAAAAAAAACATTGGCTGCGTTTTGAGTAAGTGGCAGTGTTACTGAAAAAAAATCTATTACTTCTTCATATCCTTTTTTAATATCCGCATATCCCGTTCCTGAAGTTCTTGAGTTCTCTTTATTGTTTTGATAATTATATGCATAGAAATAATCTTCAAACAAATCTAATTGTGCTTGTTCTGCATACAGATTAAAATCACCCGGAGAAATATATCCATAATTATTTTTATTCAGTATTGCTAAAACGGTTTGTCTAACCTCGTTTATCATCCTAATTATTCTTTTTACAAAGATAATCAAAAAAAAAAGAGGCTCTATCTGAGCCTCCTTCTTAGCAAAACTTTATTGTCGATATTAACTATCTAAAAGTTTCTCTAAATGTTTTAATGCTTCTAGTCCATCATCTGATTGAAAATATGAAGCAACAATATAAATAGAGTCTTCACCGAATGGTATCGTACATAACTTGCCTTTATTGGTTTTGGTATTAAACCATACTTCTTTGTTTTTATTTCTGTATTTAAGTAAACCTGCTTCAAAAAACTTATGTACCGTAGCGTGTAATTTTAACACAGGGTCATTTACCATAGACATAAACTCTTGTGGTTCGTTCTTAGCAAATACGAGAACATCTCTTCGCATTTCTTCTGTACTAATAGTTGAAGGGTCTTTACCAAATAATACTCTTGTTAACGTTTCTAATTGGGTAATACTTAAAGTACGAGCTTCAACTAATGCATCTACTTGAACATTAATACTAGCCACTTCTTTTTGTGCAGCTTTTGAGTTATCTACCTCTACGAAACGTGTCCCGTTTTGTGGGTGAAGAGCTAAAAACCTTTGTAACACTTGATTGCTTTTAGGAACTCTTAAAAACCCGTCTTCAAAAATAATGGGCTCAAGAATAGCATTACCATCTTGCTCATCCTCAAAAGGAGACTTTTGATTTCTTGCATATCTCAAAGCTCTTTGTGTTCCAAGCTCATCATCAAAATGTAATAAAGGATATCTCTTAGTGTGTCTAGTTGGCAGCATAAAGGATAAAGGTGCTGCATTCCTTGTTAACTTGTAGACTTTGTCTACTAATTCTTTTTTCTTTTTCATTGGATATAATTTAAATTTTATAAAAATAATAGATAGGAGTCTCTTTGAAGAGACTCCCTCTATTTATATATACTCTTAATCTTGGAAGATAAAGAAGTTGTTCGCACCTAAAGTACAAACTGCTCTCTCTGATAAGAAGTTGACTTCCATCGCATCTAAATCAGATGTTCTTGCACCACCGGCTGAACCTGTAATCCAAGTTTTGTAACGTCTGTCTTCAGTTTCAGAAGCTCTATATCTTACGTGTAAGAAAGGTCTCTTAGCGTTTTTACCAAGGATTTGGTCATACACTGTAGTAGAACCTGCAGGAACTAATAATCCGTTCACTGTTCCTACTCCTGTTAAACCACCTCTCATAGTTGGGTCGTTTAAGTATTTCCAATCTGACTTATAAAAGTCATATCCTCTTCTAAAGCCTGTGAAGCCTAAGTTTAACGCCATCTCTGAATCGTTATCAAATAAACCATATGAAGAACCACCCGCTCCGTAAGAGTTTTGTGCTGCTAACATATCATCAATATCGAAACCGAAATCTCTGTCAACAAAGATTACGTTCTCTTCAATCGAACCTTGCTTATCTAATCTACTGATAATGTTGTCAAAATCAACTAACGCATCAGGATTACCACCTGACCATACGTTACCTCTTTGTTGTACAACATAGAAGATACCTTCAGAACCTTTGTTACCTACTTGGTCAGATACAACTTGTGTTGCAGCACCTGACGCTGCTTCTGCAGGAACTGCTTCAATCATTGCAGTCTCAAGATAATCATCAAATCTTAATCTTGTTTCGTGCTCTGATTTAAGATACCATAAGTATCCTGTAGCTCCGTCTTCAGTTGTAACTTCAATCCATCCGATTTGTGCCATATCTGAACCACTTACCTCATACTTATCTTTAATGATAATAGGTGAGTTTTCAAAAATGAAATCGTCAGCTTCTAAAGAACCTTGCATTCCAAGTGTTCCTTTTCTGAATTCTGAACCGTAAATGAA